TTATATTTGATCTTCACCACCATTGAACTACTATGCCCAACATCCAAGCCCAGATAAACACAACTGTCACAACTGTGATAACAATATCCTGCCAATCAGCTTTCATTGATCATCTCCATAATCTCGTCAAATGTCTCCCGAACCTTCCAACCGCCGTTATTGTGAATGCCATCACAAACAACAGCACCAACATTATTATAGGCGTTTAGGTAATCGGGTTCAGGCGGGTAAGTCACAACAAAGTTTCCCTGCAACGCCAACAAAATTGGTTTGTTTTTAATGCTGCAAGTCAGTTTAAGGGTTAGCATTTCTTAATTCCTTCATTACTAAATTCCAAGCAACCATCATAAAACCTCTTCAACTTCGTAATTGTCATCTTCGGGGCTGTCATAACTCTTGTGCCATTCATATTCATGGTCACAAGCCTTCTTGTAAGCCTCTTCCGCGCTGTCAGCTTTTACCGTGTAAACATCTGCGACAGTATAATATCGGGTTACTTCAAACGTTTTCATGCCACCAACTCCGCATCTTGCGCCGCAGCGCGTAAATACCAATCATCAAGGCCAAAGTCTTTGTAGCCATCTTCAATCATTTTATAATACCCACCATTCGGGGGTCTGTTTCGGGTTTTGTCGTTCATTTCATAAACAATCCAATCCGTATTGATCTTGCGCCTGTTGTATAAGTGCGGATAACCCTCAAGCTGATCTAAAGAACGCAGACAATCAAGAGTGATCTCCCACAGTACAACGGGGCAAATCGTTTCGGTATCGGGTACAATGTCGGCAACGCCGCGAAAAACCAACCGCGTATCGGGCAGATAAAATCCGCCCAACGGTTTCGCCTTCGGGCAACGTACAGACATTGCATCGCGGTTCGTATTCATTCCATATGCCATATATAACATCACACTGTCTCCCCTTGCTCTGCACCAAACTCAATAGCCTCATCAATCAAGGCATCGTTCAGCTTGTTAAGGAAATCAGTGCTGAAATGATTGGCAATGACGCTTTGTGCGTAACCCGCAGAACAATTGGCGTCATAAGCCGAATATTTACAGAACTCGTTAATGATAAAAGAACGCATGGACTTGCGGTCATGATTGTTGCCCTTAATAAATTCCAGATTGGATCGGTAGTGACCCTCACCAAGATAAGAACCATCCAACCAACAACGGAATAACTGCCGCGTTGCGTGGTCGCCATCCATAAGGTCGCCGCCTAAATCGCGTAAAATGCGGCCTTTGGCGCTGCTTTCAAATTGTGTCATTTCTATACTCCTGTTTACTAGATGTCCCAAGTAGTACCATATCACATAGGCAAGTCAAGCAAAAAAGATAAGAAAAATTATGTGTTGATTTCATTACATTATTTACGTCAACTTTTTTCACGTCAAAACCTGACGTAGTTGATGTTGATGTGAATAATGTAAGTAAATCAAAGACTTAACCTGTTTACGTCAAACACGTCAAGTTTGCGTTTTGACGTGAATTATTCAATGAAATCAAACACTTATTTTACGTCAACTACGTCACCCCCTATACAGGGGGGAGTATATACCATCCCCCCCTGATGTTGTTGTTGATCTAATCTGAGCAATCCAATATGGGAACTATTGGTTTTATATGGACTTGATTTAGTTGAGCCGTGGGGATACTCTGAGCCTATTGAAAATCAACACAGGTGAACAAATGCCAAAGGTCGGGGATCAAGTCGAAAAAGGTGGACGTAGGTTGCAACCGCAACAACAGAAGTTTTTAGATAACTACATTCATAAAGACATGACCCAAACGGGAGCAGCTAGAGCAGCAGGGTACAAGTCTCCAAATGTTCGGGCTGTACAGCTTCTAAATAACCCAGTTGTTCGGGAACGCATGGAAGAGATGCGGAACGAACTGGAAACTAAATACGGAGTGTCTGTGACTAAATCTGTTCGGGATATGCAAAGACTCCGGGACGAAGCATGGCAGGCCGGGAACTTCAGTGCTGCAATCAAAGCCGAGGAACTGCGTCTGAAAGTAACGGGGCTTATGGTAGCCCGTAGCCATGTAACGCACGAAAACGTTGATAATCTAACGCGGGACCAGATCGTTGAGCAACTGCAAGAGTTTATGGATCGCGCTAAAAATCGCATGATCGATGTGACACCAGCAGAAAATCCCATAAAACCCGAACAAATCGACATAACATACGATAACGGGAAAGCCGCAGGGTAAGTGGATAACTTGGGGCGGGTCGGGCCACGGAGGCCCCGCAGAAACCCTGAGAGCCACGCTACAGGCCCGATTCGGGACTTTTCGGGGTTCGGGGTTCATAACTTGTTCGGGATACTCCAGCAGCCTTTAAATAGCCTCTAAATAAAATCAACTATATTCGGGATTCGGGATTAGTGCAGCGCTGGTCCCCGGAGACAACCCGATAAATTGTTCGGGATAACCACCAGCAGCGCTCCGGGAGTCAGCAGCTACCGGGAGTCAGCAGCTACCGGGAGTCTTCGGGGCTGGGAATAAGCCGATAAATTGTTCGGGTTAAAATACCAGCAGGACCCGCAGCTACCGGGGCCAGCAGCGAATCTGGGTAATAAACCGATGAATTGTTCGGGTTCGGGGCCACAATCGAAGGCTGGGAGTTACCGGGGCTGCTGGTGTTACCGGGTGAATCGCTGGGAAAAAGCGCTGCCGGGGTACTTACTGGGAACAATTGTTCGGGTTCGGGCTGCTGGGTAGCTGGGAACCGGGGCCGCAGCAGGAACTCCGCCGGGCCGCGCTGGTAAAAACACCAGCCCCGGCGCTGGCGATGACAACCCGAACAATTGTCCGTCCTCCCGGCGACTCCCCAGCGGCGGAACCCGGTGAATCTTTTTTATATTTACCTGTTGACATCTATATAGGTGTGGGATATTGTGGGAGTATTCTAGTAGAAAGGAAAGAAAATGACTGCATGGGATATTTATGATGATCCGAGTAGAAATGTATCAGAGTGTTTAGATTGTGAATACGAGGGTACTGATCACGCGGAGAGCGACGATTTTATTGCTGATGATGAAACAGGCGAGCGTGAGGTTTTTTGCCCCGACTGTAAATCAAGTTTATATTTTGTAAAATAGGGAGGAAGAAAATGAGAAAAGAAACTCTTAAAATTGAAAATGCAAAGCACGCATACGATGTGGAAGTATCAACTACCGATAGTGTAGAGGTATGGGCAAACAATCGTACACAAGCTGCATCAATGGTTAAAAAAGTTGGCTATGATGTTCGATCAGTAAATATGATTGGATAAATAACATGAAACATTGGAGCAAGTTTAAATCGGATTGGATCGCTGATGCGATGCAGTGGGGCAAGATGAATCGGGCCGAGGCCGAGGACTATTGGGATAAACAAGAGTATCGGGATTTATAAGGTTCGGGATTCGGGGTTCGATCCTTCGGGATCGGGCCTTGAGTCATCTATATATACATATATATAGATATATACACATATAAATACTCATAAATATAAGAAATTAGCGCTGGCCCGGCGCTTTTTTTTTGGCTGCGGCTGGGAAATAACCCGAACAATTGTTCGTCATCTCCCCAGCAGGCAGCCGGGTCTTCGGGATTCGGGTTCGGGATCGGGCCTTCGGGATCATATATGTTCGGGATTCGGGAGCTGGGTATATGCGCAGCCTGTATATACCCACCTATATACACGAAAAACCCTTATAAATATGGCAAAAAGTGTCTAAAATTAACCCGAATAATTTCATTTTATCCCATAAATTCCCTTGCTTTATGGGTCAAACTGACATTATAATAGGACATTATCTAGCAAAAAGGAAAACGATAATGACACATTACTACGCAACAAAGGTTGGAGTTAATTGGGAATATAATCCTAGTCACGAGGACATTCTTTATTTCGCCAATAAAAGTGACCTGATGGATCACTTGCAAATGATGTTCAATTGTACCGCTGATGAAATAGAATTTCACCCAAAGTATAGAGTTGGTGAATTGGTCAGAAAATTGGAAGGGTCAATTGACGCTAAATTTTGTGAGAACCACAACAGAAATAAAATTGATACCGACGAAATTGGTTATTTAGAATTGGACGAAATCAATACTTATTGGAGTAAAAAACAATGATACATGGATTTGGAATAGAAGTAGAAACACATGGTAGAAATCAAGAGCCAATAAGACGTGCCTTGATTGATGCAGGCATTTTAGGATGTGTGGTAAAACCCGATGGAACACCACGCGTTGACGCTGAAATAGTATTGCCACCACTCGCACCTTGCGATTTCGCGTGGGATTACATTAAAAAGATTTGCCGCGTATTGTCCGATGTCAACGCACGCGTCAATTCAGCCTGTGGTTTACACGTTCACATTGGCAACGCACCATTACTTGATAACATATCACCAACACAATTTTGTGGTGATAGCATCCGACACACATCAAATACAAACCGTTATATTAGCGGATGTTATGGTGATCCAATGGATGTTGTAGAAGTAAAAGACTTAATGATGCGATACACGCGTCAACAATCTGTGGTAAATACAATGTTTCCACATTCAAGAACCAACAACCGATATTGTTTACCACTTTCATTATCGCGTATTGAAAACGCAACCACCATTCAGCAATTAACGTTTGGCAAGTTCACATCAGTTAATTTGCAAACGTGGTCAAATGGTACAATTGAATTTCGTCAAGCGAGTGGAACAATTGAAGCGGACAAAATTATCAATTGGGTTAAGTTTCTTTTAAACTTAGTTGACCATACTCGCACCAATCGCGTTGAAAGTGGAAACCGAACAATTGACCACAACACACCCGAACAACCATTTCGACGTGGTGCAAGAGTTGGTGTCCAATATAACATGATGAGAACTGATGGCGGTGCAACCACACAAGAAATCATGGATGCCACAGGCTGTAGTGAACAACGCGTTAGAGCGGCAGTATCTGAAATTCGCAACCGCGTTGGTGACATGGCGGTGGTCACTAATACCCAACAAGCAAACGGTGCAAGTTATGGC